AGTATTATTAGAAATAAAAACAGGATGGGTTTCTTTAATGGAAGCTTTATTAATAACAGTTTATGTAGCATACTTCGGAAGTCGTGGTGCTGAAAAAATTACAAAAATAAATAAATAAAAATGGCAACAGTAAATAAAATAGAAATAGCCGGTTTAGAAGGAAATGAAGCAGCTCAACCAAGAGTATTTGCTCATTCAGCTAAAGCTATAACATTACCATCATCTGCAGCTAATGCTTTTGTATATGTAGTTCCAAACACGAATGTAGCAGCTAATCCTGGTGATTTAAATTCTGTGCAAAATCGAGGAGCTTGTATATACATTGGTGGAGAAGGTAATCTTGATGTAGAATTAGAAAGCGGAGATAGAGTAGTATTTAAAGGTTTAACAGCTGGATCTTTCTTACCTATATTAGCTATAAAAATATTTGGTTACGATGCGACTCCAACATTAACAACTACAGCAACGGATATAATAGCTTTATTCTAAATGAGTACGGGTATGGGATTTACTATCTCTAGAATAAGTAGTCTACCTGGTCAAGGAAGTGGATCAGCTGCGGGCGGTGATGTGGATGTAGATTTCTTAGTCATAGCTGGTGGTGGTGGTGGTGGTGCAGATGATGGTGGTGGCTGGGCAGGCGGTGGTGGCGCTGGTGGTTACCGCAACTCCTTTAATAGCGAAACTTCTGGAGGTAATAGTTCTTCTGAAACAGCTTTAGCAGTAGCCACATCTACCGATGTAACAGTTACAGTTGGAGAAGGTGGCTCTGGTTTAACTAGAGCTACAAGTGGAGGCAATTCTGTATTTTCTACTATAACTTCTATTGGAGGAGGCGCAGGCGGACAAACTTTAACATTTGGATTTCAAGATGGTCTAAATGGAGGATCAGGTGGTGGTGGTGGTAGAAATGGAAATGGTGGTAGTGGAACAGCCAATCAAGGTTTAAATGGATCAAATGGAAATGGGAGTATATCAGGTGCTGGTGGTGGAGCTAGCCAAGCTGGAGCATCTAGTACTGGTGGAGATGGTTTATCATCATCTATAACTGGAACTGCAATAACAAGAGCTGGAGGTGGCGGTGGTACAAGTTTTAGTGTTTCTGGTGCTGGTGGTGCTGGTGGTGGAGGAACTGGAGGTAGAGATATCCCTGTTAGAGCGGGTGTTATAAACACTGGTGGCGGTGGTGGCGGTGCTATTACAGGTGGTGCCCCGATAGGTGGTACTGGAGGTTCTGGAATTATAATATTAAGATACTCAAGTTCAAACACTATAACAGTAGGCGCAGGTTTAACATCTACTACAGATACTTCTATATCTGGAGTTAAAATTACAATATTTACAGCTGGAACAGGAATTATATCTTTTAGTTAAGTTGTAGTAAAACAAAACAAAAAATAAAATCAAATAAAATCAAATAAAATGACAAAAGCAAAAAAAGTAACAAAAAAAGAATTAAAAGAAGTTTCTGAAGTTACAAATAGAGTAACTAACATAACTCAAGAAATAGGCCAAATGGAAATAACTAAACTTGAATATGTAGATTTACTAAAAACATCTAAGTCTGAGCAAGCTAAAGTTAGAGATATGTTAGAGAAAAAATATGGAAGTGTTAACATAAATATAAGTACAGGAGAAATTTCAGAATTAAAAAATTAAATCAAATAAAATGAAAATTAAAGAAGAAGAATTAAAGCTAATTAAAGAGCAACAAAAAAATCTTGGCAAATTAGTTAATGATATAGGTTTATTAGAAACTCAAAAACATGGCTTATTGCATGAAATAGCTGTTGTTAATAAAGATATAAGAGACTATAAAGAAATTCTTGAAAAAGAATACGGATCTATTAACGTAGACATAGAAACCGGTGAATACACAAAAGTAGAACCTAATGTCGAAGATCAGAAAGATTAGTATAGGAGCTGACTATAAGAACGAAGCCATGCACTATGCTGTTGGTCAAGAAGTTTATGGTGGACATATTATTAGTGATATTATTTTTAAAGACAAAGATCAATCTTATAATATATTTATAACAAAAAACGAAGAGGTCTTACATTGGAAAAAATTTAATTCTAATATGGCTGTTTCTGTAGAGTATGACCTTAAATATTAATGAATAGTATATATCATTTTATTGTTAAACCGTTAGATAAAAGATATGAAAATATCAAATCGGTTGGTAATAAAGAATTAATTATTAATTCAAGTATAGAAAATCATATTTTTGTAAGTAAAAAAGCAGTTGTAGTTTCGACTCCAGCTGCTTATAAAACAAAAATTAAAATTGGTGATGAAGTTTATATTCATCACAATATCTTAAGAAGATATTATGACGCTAGAGGCGTAGAAAAGAATAGTGGTACTTATTTTAAAGATAATTTGTATTTCTGTGCACCTGATCAGATATACATGTACAATACTAAACCTCATTTAAACTATTGCTTTATAAAACCAATTAAAAACCAAAGCTTTTTAAGCAATAGAAAAGAACAACCCAATATTGGTATAGTAAAATATACTAATAACACCTTAGAAGCACTAGGAATAACACCTGGAACACTTATTACGTTTACCCCAAACTCTGAATTTGAGTTTATAATAGATGGTGAACGACTTTATTGTATGAAATCAAATGATATAGCTTTAACCCATGAATATAAAGGAAACGAAAAAGAAAATAATCCAAGCTGGGCAGAAAGCAGTTGAAGAATTAATTAAAGTAGCACAAGAAAAGATTGTTGACTCAGGAGATGACATCTCAGCTGATAGACTTAAGAATGCTGCCGCAACTAAAAAACTAGCTATATTTGATGCTTTTGAAATATTAACAAGAATACAATTAGAAGAAGATATTTTAAATGAAAAACCAAAAGAAGTTAAAGATCAAAAAACTTTTAAAGGTTTTGCTGAAGGGAGAAGTAAGTAATGTACGAACAGACTCTTTGGAAAGAGGTTAAAGATTTAATTAACCCTAAAATATTCAAGAAACAAAATCGTCTTAATAAATGGGAGTACGGTTATAACTCTGATTATGATTTTATAGTAATAAGTAAAACTGGGCAAATTGGACAAATCATTGAAATACAAAATCTCAGGATTGCTTTACCAGCAACAAATGAACCGCATAAACGAAGCGAAATCAAAGCTGAACAAAAGTGGGAAAAGCAAGAGTATCCAAAAGAATTAAGTAGAATAAAAAGTAGGTTTGATTGGGAAGATTATGACACTGAATTTAAAGAAAAGTGGTATGACTATATTGATAAAGAATTTACTAGAAGAGATCAAGGATATTGGTTTTATAACAAAAATAATATTACATATATCACTGGTACTCATTACATGTACTTACAATGGTCAAAGATTGACGTTGGAGCCCCAGATTTTAGAGAAGCAAATAGATTATTCTTTATATTTTGGGAAGCATGTAAAGCAGATGATAGATGTTACGGCATGTGCTACCTTAAAAACAGAAGGTCTGGATTTTCATTTATGTCCTCGGCGGAGCTCGTTAATCAAGCAACAATATCCAGTGATTCCAGATTCGGTATTTTATCTAAATCTGGATCAGATGCTAAAAAAATGTTCACAGATAAAGTTGTCCCAATATCCGTTAATTATCCGTTTTTCTTCAAGCCGATACAGGATGGTATGGATCGTCCTAAAACAGAACTGGCCTATAGAGTTCCAGCTTCGAAACTTACTAGAAGAAAGCTTGAAAGTAATGAGCAACTAAGAGAACTTGATGGTCTCGACACAACAATTGACTGGAAAAATACCGGTGACAACTCTTACGATGGTGAGAAATTAAAATTATTAGCACACGACGAAAGCGGAAAATGGGAAAGACCGGACAACATACTAAACAACTGGCGAGTTACAAAAACAACACTAAGGCTAGGATCAAGAATCGTAGGCAAGTGTATGATGGGCTCAACTTCAAACGCATTAGATAAAGGTGGAAACAATTTCAAAAAATTATACTATAATTCAGACGTTACAAAAAGAAATAGAAACGGACAAACTTCTTCTGGGCTCTATTCTTTGTTCGTCCCTATGGAATGGAACTACGAAGGATTCATGGATTCTCACGGATCACCTGTCTTTATTAGAGAAAAAAATTCAATCAAAGGAGTCGACGGTTACGAAATTACAACAGGCGTTATTGAACACTGGGAAAATGAAGTAGATGGTTTAAAAGACGACCAAGATAGTTTAAATGAATATTACCGTCAATTTCCAAGAACTGAAATGCATGCCTTTAGAGATGAAGCTAAAGAAAGTTTATTTAATCTAACAAAAATATATCAGCAAATAGATTATAATCTAGATTCTAATAGTATAGCTGCAGTTACTACAGGAAGTTTTATGTGGCAAAATGGTATAAAAGATAGTAGAGTTATATTCTCTCCTAATAAAGATGGTAGATTTAAAGTTAGTTGGGTTCCGCCTGTTAATATTCAAAATAGAATAATTAATAAAAACGGAGGTAAATATCCCGGCAATGATCACATAGGCGCATTTGGTTGTGATAGTTATGACATATCAGGAACTGTAGACGGCAAAGGATCTAATGGATCATTACATGGGCTAACTAAGTTCTCTATGGAAGATGCACCACCTAATCATTTCTTTTTAGAATATATATCAAGGCCACAAACAGCTGAAATATTCTTTGAAGATGTTTTAATGGCTTGTATATTTTATGGTATGCCAATACTGGCTGAAAATAATAAACCTAGATTATTATACTATTTTAAAAGAAGAGGTTATAGAGGTTTTTCAATTAATCGTCCTGATAAAATTTGGAACAAACTGTCTGTAACAGAAAAAGAAATTGGTGGAATACCTAATTCAAGCGAAGACATTAAACAAGCACACGCAGCAGCGATAGAGTCTTATATAGAAGAATACATAGGCTCAACAGAGACTGGACAAGGTGACATGTATCATCAGAAGACATTAGAAGATTGGGCTGTTTTTAATATAAACAATAGAACTAAGCATGATGCTTCTATAAGCTCAGGTTTAGCTATTATGGCTTGCAACAAAAATAGATACAGACCAAATCCTGAAAAAAAATACCAACCTATAAAATTAGGTATTAAAAGATACAGTAATGATGGGTCAATTTCAAAAATAATAAAATAAATAAATGAATCAGATTTCTTATAATAACAATAGTTCATTTCCAGATCAAGTTGTACCTGATGCAGAAAAAGCTACTTTAGAATATGGTCTTGCTGTAGGTAGAGCTATAGAAGGAGAGTGGTTTAGAAATTATGGAGGCGGTGGGTTAGGCGGTAATGCTACTAATTATACTAATTATCACAATTTAAGATTATATGCTAGAGGTGAACAAAATGTTCAAAAATATAAAGATGAATTAGCTATAAATGGAGATTTATCTTATTTAAATTTAGACTGGAAACCAGTTCCTGTAATACCTAAGTTTGTTGACATAGTTGTTAACGGTATGTCACAAAGAAACTATGAGATAAAAGCTTTTGCTGTGGATCCTTTCTCTACTAAAAAAAGAACTAAATATGCTGAAGAACTTCTTAGAGATGTTCAAGAGCGAGAGTTAATGCAGCAAATACAGCAAGCAACTGGGATGGACTTAAGGTCACCACAGTACAAAAGACTGCAATTAGAGTCAGAAGAAGAAATTAAACTTCATTTACAATTAGATTATAAGCAATCAGTAGAAATAGCTGAAGAAGAAGTTATAAATGATGTTTTAAATAGGAACAAGTTTGATTTAGTTAAACGTAGGTTTTGTGAAGATTTAACTATTCTAGGTATTGGTGCTGTTAAAACAAACTGGAATAGAGCAGAAGGTGTTGTTGTAGATTATGTAGATCCAGCTTCTTTGGTTTATTCATATACCGAAGATCCTAATTTTGAAGACATTTATTATGTTGGTGAAGTAAAGTCAGTTAGTTTACCTGATTTAAAAATGCAATTTCCTAATTTAACAGAAGAGGAAATGATTAGGATTCAAAAATATCCTGGAAATTCTGAATATTTAAGAAATTGGAGTGGTAGAAACGACTCGCAAACAGTACAAATAGTTTATTTTGAGTATAAAACTTATTCAGATCAAGTTTTTAAAATTAAACAAACTGCTAATGGTTTAGAAAAAGCTTTAGAAAAGCCTGATACTTTCGCACCACCACCAAATGATGGTTTTGAAAGAGTTTCTAGAACTATAGAGACTTTATATAGCGGAGCTAAAATACTAGGGCATCCTATGATGTTAAAGTGGGGTTTAGCTGAACATATGACTAGACCAATTGCAGATACTACTAGAGTTAAAATGAATTACAACATATGTGCTCCTAGAATGTATAAGGGACGTATAGATTCATTAGTTAATAGAATAACTGGTTTTGCTGATATGATTCAGTTAACTCATCTTAAAATACAACAAGTATTATCAAGAGTAGTTCCAGATGGTGTGTTTTTAGACATGGATGGTTTAGCAGAAGTTGATTTAGGTAATGGAACTAATTATAATCCAGCCGAAGCTTTAAACATGTATTTTCAAACTGGATCTGTTGTTGGTAGAAGTTTAACTCAAGACGGTGATCCAAATAGAGGTAAAGTGCCAATACAAGAATTACAAACTGGATCTGGTGGTGCTAAAATACAATCACTAATACAGACTTATCAATATTATTTACAAATGATAAGAGACGTAACTGGATTAAATGAAGCTAGAGATGGTAGTACTCCAGATAAAAATGCGTTAGTTGGTTTACAAAAATTAGCAGCGGCTAATTCAAATACAGCAACTAGACACTTACTTCAAGCTATGTTGTATCTAACATCAAGAACATGTGAGAATGTAGCATTAAGAATATCAGATTCATTAGAATTTCCTTTTACTAGAACAGCTTTAGAAAATAGTATATCAAGATATAATGTTTCAACATTAGACGAGTTATCAGATTTAAATATACATGATTTTGGTATATTTTTAAATTTAATGCCTGATGAAGAGGAAAAAGCAATGCTAGAACAAAACATTCAAATAGCTTTAAAAACTCAAGCTATAAACCTAGAAGACGCTATTGATCTTAGAGAGGTTAGTAATATTAAACTTGCTAATCAAATGCTTAAAGAAAGAAGAAAGCGTAAGCAAACTGATGATCAAAATAGACAGCAAGCTAATATACAAGCACAAGCTCAAGCAAACGCTCAAGCCGCAGAAAAAGCAACATTAGCTGAAATGCAAAAACAGCAAGCGCTAGCAGAGACAACAGTGCAAATAGAGCAAGCTAAATCTCAATTTGAAATAAGCGAAATGCAGCAACAAGGTCAAATAGATAAAGAAATTCTTCAAATGAAATATGGATTTGATATTCAGTTAAAGCAAATGGATATGAGTCAAATATCTCAAAAAGAAAATGAAATAGAAGATAGAAAAGATAAAAGAACAAAAATCCAAGCAACCCAACAAAGTGAAATGATTTCACAAAGAAAAAATGACTTACTACCCATAGATTTTGAATCTAAAGAAGATTTAACAAATATGGATATGAATAGTTTACAAAACCCAGGTCAATTAATGCCTGAATAAATTTTTATTAATTATTATATTATATTATGTCAGAAACAATTCAAGATAAAGAGAAGGCACCTCTTAAAGTTAAAAAGC